GCTAGTAGCGGTTGGAAGTGTTATTGAGTAAGCACCACCGGCGGAAGAAAGAGTAAATACTTTTCCACTATCATCATTAGTTAGTGTACGAGCTACTTTTATTTCTTCAACTTTCTTTTTAAATCCGGCTGTTTGACCGCTATTTTGATTTAGATAATCACTTCTCATCTTAGACACCCTCCAAATTAATCAAGGCATGAGTTTCAGGAAGACCAACTTCAAGACCTGCTTCCGTGAGGATCATGTCTTTCCGCAAATCTTCATCTGCTGCCTGAACGTTAGTTTGGATTGAAGTATCTCGGTTAATACCATTACCAACCAAAGGCCGGTAGGATACGTGATCTAGATCGACCATACACAGGAAACCTGCTGCCATACCCCTGAAAAGAGGTTCTTTGACAAGCGAAACTTCACCATGAACGGTTTCTATCCGAGTTATACGATGTCCGAATGAACCCTTACTTCTTTCAAAGTTATACAATGACGTTCCATCACTTGCTGCAGCCATGGAAGCATCAACAAAACCACCCAGTTTGTTAAAGTGTGAAATGACCGGAAGACTGGCCAAGGCCAGTTTTGCCGAACTTCCACCCCTTGCCGGGTCGAATATAACTTCGAAATCAGAAAGAAGGTCATCATAAGTCCATTGAGCTGCCGTATTGGATTTTAGGTAAGCCTTATCTTCCGTATAGGACATTTGACTACCATCCAACACTGCCTGAGACTGTGAATTTGCAATAATATGCCCTGCAATACCGTCAGTATAGTTAATACTGTTCTGACTGCCGCGCATACCAAAAAGCATAGCCCGCTCAATATCGATCTTATGTTCCCTAAGTTTTAAGTTCCAGATACGTTGCCACTCATCGGCATATCCACGATAAACAGTTGCCCTAGCCGTATTCGACATTTCAGCAGCCGTTTTGAATATCTGACAATATCCATAATCGTGATCAAGCTTTTGAGACCAAACGTCTGGAGCTCCAGAACCTTCTTCAAATGCAGTTCCGATAACAGTGCACTTCGTATTGTCGTCTACAGCCGTTGTAGAAGCATTGGCTGCAGCAATAGTAGTTGCTGATACTGTCGTTACGGTAGAAGACGTCTGAACAACACTATCCAACCGAACAGTACACCATTCAGGCTGAGACGTTGAATCGTCGTCTTCTCCAATAGAAACTACCATACCGGGGATAAGCCATGCGACGTTAGCCCCTCCTGTCGTATCAAACGTTATCGACGTTGAACTACCGGCTGCAGCAACCGTAACGGCTGCCTGAGCCAAGAAAGCCCTATCGGTAATTGATACTTTAGTTCTATCTTCTAAAAATCGAAACTGAGAATCTGAAGTAGGAACTTTTGCCACTTTCGACAGATATACGAAAAATGGAGACTCTTCCGGGGATAATTCTGAAACTCTATCACTGAAGTCGAATAATCGTCTTGTGTGAAAATCAGTTGCAGAGGTACCCGGAGTTCTTGATCCACCAGCCGATAAACTGCCAGCACTATATGTTGCCATATTCAGTACTCCTTAGTTTATTTGTGTAAAACATTACTCCTGCTTCCCGCACTCATGATGGCGTCCCACATCTGGTCTTTTTCAGACTTTGGTTGATCGGCCTCTTGGCCTTGTAGGACTCCTGCAGTACGGGGAGCCTCTCGTGCGGCTTTTACCGCATTAAATGAATCTGGAACAGGTTCATTGGATGGCATGGAACCCGATTTATTCCTTGAATTAAAAACGTTCACCAAAGTATCCAAGTTCAAACTGCTGCTTGGATCGGTTGACCATTCCATAAATTCACGAATATCCGATTCCGGCATCTTATAAACGCTCTTCAGATCATTTACCGTATTATTTATCATCATGTCTTCCTGCATTTTTGCATTCTGTGCACCAATTGCCTGATTCACCACTTTACTTTCCTGCTGTTGCCGGAACTTAAAGCTCGGTGAATCCGGTTTATAATACGCATCCCAAGGATTAAATTCATCCTCGGGTAATGAAGGTTGATTATTGACACTGGCTTGTCTCTGATTTTTAGTGACTTCACCCACCAAATAGTTCATGTCTTGTTTCATCTTGTTGTTTTCAGATTTCTGTTTATCATACATAGACTGAAACTTCTTAGTTTCATTTTCCCAATCCACGTGATGGGTTTCACTTCTGTTTACTCCCCTATCAGCTACAGGCACATCTCCGTATACCTGCTCTTCATTAAAACCAGTATCTTCCAATACCTGACCTTCTACATTGACTTCACTCATGATTTTCTCCCTGCAATGTCCTTAAATTTCAGGAATGGAACCGAGCCCTTCTCCAAATTCTTCAATTTGGGGCCTCAATTTTTCCATTTCAAGCTGCACTGCATTATTGAGTTTGTTTGATTGTATTCGCCTGTCGGCCTTAGCGTCAGACTGTACCCCGGTAAGCTTGGATTTAAATTTCTCAACTTCAACCCGTTTCCTGTCGGATACAGACTCTCTTTGCGCCGTCTGCAAGTCTCCCTGCAATTCTTTGTTTTGTTCGGTGAGCTGCTGGACTTGTCCCTGCAGCTGCTGAATCTCACCCATTCTCTGGATAAGACCTTCCTTGTCAAAAATTTCCGGATTCTTCTTTATCACTTCAACCCTATCTATCAATCCCATTTGGTATGCCTCCGCATAAACTTGATACTCAGTCCACTTACTGGTCGGCAACGTGGAACCCGGCTCTATGCTGACGTCATGCTGTCCAATGAGATGTCTATCCTTTTGAATATCCATGACGGTCTCACTGTAGTCGTCGTAGTAGTTTGCCATAACTTCATTGACGTTATTGTTGGCCTGCACCAGCCTAAAAATCTTTTTAAACGTATAATGTCCCTTGGAAAGACCATAAACGACCTGACCAAGTTTTCTAAGACTTAATTCTATATCTCTCAATTTTGATTTGGGACGTTCAGCCCCCTGAGCCAACATCCTTTCGGTTCCCCTTACCGTATCAGGAGCCTTTTCGGCAAATCCGTGCATCAACTCCGGAAGCCCAAACGTAAAATCTATGTAGAACTCGCATGATTGAATCAACTTGTAGAATTCACCGGCCAATGGAGTCGGAGCCGGAAAATGAGGCTCTCCCTGAGAACTATCGACTTCTATGACGGCATTTGGATTTGACCAATCCTGCTCGAGTTGACTCAAATCGTCGACACTGCCTATTGGAACAATTAATTTCAGACCCGCAGAAGCCTGAGCATGAGACAATGCCAGAGACCACAATTTGTTTAACAGTCTCTGCATGGGTCTCGCCCTAGATATGTCCGACCTCGGATAGGGAGTACCACTGTAAATATTGGGCAATGGTACTATTGGGTATATATCAGTATTGAGAACCGCTTCGTACAAAACGATTTCTCCAACGGATGCCACTACCGCAACACGGGTCTGCAAAATTTCTTGGAACTGTATCAATCCCTTTTCGAAAACTTCGGGATTTTCTTCAAGAAACTTATGAAATTCCTCTTCATTCAATATCATCTCTTCCTGACTCTGGGCATCGACAATCTGATAAAAAGGAATTTTAGTCTTATAAAATCTTTCCAGTACCTGATATTTTTCCTGATGAGTAGTCTCCAAATCCTTGGCCTCGGCAGGAGTCCAAGTCTTTTGCTGATTGCTGTTTTGAGATGAAGGATAATCCTCGTCATCACTATAACCTGAAATATTTTTTAAAATTTCAGTTACTTCACCAGTTTCTTCGTCTACCTGAGGCCCAAGTTCAGGATATATACTTAAAATTTGATCTTTGGTAAGTATAGTCGATAATACTATATTTGAGGCATCATTGAAATACCTGTCCCTACTGGAAGACGGAACGTATACCCTAAACGGATTGACGCTCGTAAACTTAACTTCTCCTTTTCCAAAATCCGAATCGGCATCGATATAAGCATACAAATAACCCAATCCGGAAGTACTATGATCGTGAATGGCCTCCTTCAACTGTGAATTGCCATCGGATATTTCCCAAACGTAGCTTATTATGACACGCCACATCTTGGCCATCTTAACGTCGGAATCTTCTCTGGGTATTACCGTAAACGCCGGAGCGGAAGAAGTCAACATTGCCTTCAACTTCTCTACGGCGGGGCCACATCTGTCCATAGGAACCGCAGCCTGATTGCGACTTTCCAGCTCATCAACTTCATTACTACTGAAATGATTGCCGTAAAAAAAGTCTATGTCGTTACGGGCCTCGGTATCCCAATCGGAGCGAGCGTCCCTATAACGCCTATAAAGCTCCCTATTGGTCTTAGCTCTTGGGTCTTCCTGTATTTGCATTGATACTTTAGAAGTTAAGCACTATTTTTTTACAATGTCAATAAAAAAAATATCTTTTTTCAATTTATTCTTGCGCCGGTAAACCAGTTGTATTTTTTACCTGATACTTTCTTTCCGGTATCCTTATCCATCTTAGTCTTACTGACCTTACCGCTGAGAGGAGGCTTGGCAAAATAATCGGCATAATACAATCCATCCATAAGATCGTCGTGTTTTGCAAAAGGGTGTTCGAAGAACTCATCTATGATTTCAGTCATGGCCGGTCTTACGTACAATTTCTTGGAATTAACTATAGGGCCCAGCGAAGTTTCCAATCTGTCTTCCTTTTTAATTCCGGCGGGAGGTCTCACTCCCTTGAACATCCCCGGTATCAACCTCCTGTCCTTTACGGCAATTCTCGTAACCATATCCCTGACCATTTCCTGAGCGGCAACGGTTTCTATAGTCACCCTTTTTACGGGACTGTACTTCTTGGCAAGTTCAACTATCTTTTCCGGCATGTCGAAAGTAGGTATCCGTTCATGGAAATATTCCAACAGATATCGATTCTTGTTCTTATCGATCCCAATAACCACTATTACCTGAAAATCCGATTTCTTTGTGGCAGTGGCTGCAACGTCCACTCCGATATACACGTTTATGGGAATGAAGTCTCCGTCCTTATCCTCAAGATAACAGAATTTGTTTCTGGACACAAAAGTATGATTGTGTTTTAATATCCTATCTATCTTGAATGAAGCATCGGAAATGTCTCTGGCGTCGTTCATATACTCTTGAGCATATTTGTTGACCATTCCTGCTTCAATAAATTCTTTTTTCTTCGTCTCCAGTTTTTTAAGAGGGAATTGTTGAGGCCACAACGGTTTGTCGTTTTCGATGGCCCTGTAGAAAGTCACGTCCCAAGGATATTCCCTTCCGTGTTTCTCAGCATCCCTATATCCATCAACCACCATTTGCAGAAAACTGTCGTAATGCACGATTGTCCCGGCCAACCATATCCATCCTTCCCTACCGGGAGATTCCTCCAAGGCGGGAAATACGGTAGATACGATCCATTTCTTGATCTCGTCTCTCCTTTCTGGAGTCTTCGTATTCAGTTCAGATTCGAAATCGTCCAAAATGATGCCGGTGTACCTAACGTCGATTTCAGTTCTACCCCTAAGACGCTGACTGGTTCCCTTGGCAATGATCCTGTCTCCCTTGGCAGAAACGATATCCTTCTCAGTCCATCTTTTTCCTACGGCATCTCCGGCCAAATTGCCAAAATAATATCTTATCTTATCATTATACTCGAAATGAGACTTAAGATACTTGATGTGATCGATGGCCTGTCCCTGTTCTTCGGCAACCCATGCCGTAAACAGCCTATCTCCCTGAGGAGAGAACAGCATCTTATGCATAACTGCCGCTTTGGCAAGTATCGATTTCCCGAAACCTCTTGGAAGTATGTTGCAGATTCTGGCTGCAGGTTTGGTGGACATCAGCTTTTCGGCAACTTCATAGTGAAACTTTGGAGAAGAGCTTTTATCTAGAAAATCCTTAGGAAGAAATGCTCTTCCGAAATAAAGCAAGTCCTTAAACGATTGTTTTAGAACCTCGTCGTTTATCTTTGATTGGGATGGAGGAGGAATTATATTGAATGCATCGGATTCCTTACTACGATTCGCCATGAACGTCTCCTCCGTCGGGACTGCCCACTTCAACCAACACGTCGTCGTTAACGTATATGGAACGGCAATGACTGCAACTGAAACCAACTGGAACGAACGTCTCTCCAAAGACTATCATTTTGGTGTGATTGGTCATTTCCCGTTCGCATACCTTGCACATTTTTGACTTGCTGTTGTAAATCGGCATGGTATATAATGATATATCGCTATGTGATATCTTTTTCTGCATGTCCCAAAGCCTTCGCTTTTCCACTATTCAGAGACTGCAGTTGTTCTTTGCTGAATCCCTGAAACACGGTAAGCGATTCCGTTTTCTTGTCGTTTGGGAACATTCCGGAAACTTTCATCAACATTTCTATGGCTCTCAACTTATCCGAAGCCCGGCCATCCTCATCGTCTATGACGTATTTCGTATTGTGAAGCAAGTATTCTTCATCGATACCGACCTTGCCCATCATTTTCTTTGTTTCTTCACTTATCAATTTCTTGACCCTCTTGGTTTTAAGCAGGGCCGACGACGCATTCTTGGAATAAACCGAATCATTGGTTTTGAATATTCTCAAATAAGCCTGATCCGGAGGCATTCCGTTGGCCACGTACTTGGCAAACACGATTTCCCTGCCATTTGGATTTTTGTCTTCAATCCTATATTTTCTATTCTTGTTTGATTTGCTGAATCTATACACGTCCTCTGCAATTTCACCCTGCATAAGAACGTTTTTTCTTACGGGATAGGTTCCAAGTATGGTACGAACGTACTCCTTGCCGTCTGAAAAGGCTCCGCGATGAAGTATTCGGCATACCTGACCATCGTCAGAAACAACCCAATCGCCGGTTTTTGACGTACGCCAGTCTCCAGAGAGTTCCTCATCAGAGTTATTTAAAAACTCATCTTTATCATCATACAGTCGTTCCGTCTTTTTACCAATCAGTTTCGATTTCACAGCATCACTCCCAACCTAATGACTTCTCTTCGCCCTTGCCACCCCTCCGGATGCTGCATTTCCGTCTATGAGTTTTCCCCATACGTAAGTTTTTCCTTTATGTATGTCTATCACGTCTATTCTGAAGTTTCCGTCTTCGAACCAATCGACTATGGCAAAGGCATGTGCCCAATTATGCATTCTGCCTCTAAGCCACAGGTTGGCTTCTCTCTTCATGTCCTTAAGACATCCCAATGAGAATCCATGATGGGCTCCATCGACGTGAGTAACGCCATGTCTCTGAACGTCGTGCATATGTCCATACACCACGTTCTTACCGAGTTTCTCGGCATGTTGTTTCGTATGATACGTGGTCGTATAATGACCTCCGTGATAAAAATACAATTTTCCTATTTTCAAATATTTGCCGTAAGGATGGTATTTATATCCCCTTTCTGCCAAATGCATGGCATTTTCGAATCTGAACTTCTTTAGATAGGGATATTCCTCCACAAAGAAATTCAACCAATTATCGTGATTGCCCTCAATCATGTGCATTTCCGAGCATTTCACCGATTTCAATACCTTATCAAACCTGTCCAGCCCTTTTTCAACGGCATCGATTTCCTTTTGAAGGTCTTCTATCACGTATTCAAGAGGAGGCCTCTTACGGCGCTTGTATTTGAAAGGAGAAACACTTTTCCATTCGCCAAGGTCTCCAAGACACACGAATATATTCGGCTTTACCATTTTTATGGACTTCAACACAACTTCCACGGCAGGATCGTCCTGCAATGGGAAATGTATGTCCGGAACTATTACGGCCCTTTTGTGAATCTTTTTCTTGCCCATATCAGGCCCTGTATTCCATAAGATCGACGTTTCCCATATCCACTCTTTCCACTTCAAGGGACATCACTCTCTCCTTTATTTCCACAATCATCTCTATCTGATCTGCATTACCATCGATAATCTTGGAAACGTTAAGTTTTCTACATATCTCACGCAGTCTGCCTATGGTATCCACCAAATCAAGACTATCAAGCTTCATTTTTGATACCCGGCACCACTATTCTGTCGAAATAGTCGCATTTGTCGCACACTTGACACGGAAATCCTGCAAATCTGCCTGAAACCCTAAAAATTATGGATTTATCGGACACTTTTATCATACAACCAAGGCAGTCGCCGTCATTCCAGTTTGCACAGTGTTTCCTTGCCGAAGAAATAAGGGAAGTCCTCGGCAGAGGCACTACCATTTCTTAAACTTAAACGGCAACTTCACTGGCTTTTTCAAAGCCTTCAGCACCGATTTGAACAATTTATTGGATTTCCTACTCTTTTTCATTATTTCAAGACTCCAGTTTTATTGGACGTCAATATAAGAAGAATCTAACCATAAAAACAAGAACAATCCCGATTCCCGTTAAAAACATAAAGATTCCCTATTATATATATATATATATAGCATAGCAATAGCCATAGCATAGCCATAGCCATAGCTATAGCAAAGCTAAAGTAATTAAAGAAATAACTTAAAACGTGTGGAAATTGGAAAAATAGGCTTACAATGTGGGGCCTTCTTTTACCCCGCCCCCATCCCGGTTGTTTTCTTATTGAGATTAAAGTTTTGGGTTAAAATTAATTATACATAATGTAGGCTATATGTAATCTAAGATTTTTTATTGATGGACTCAATAAATATAGTCTACCAATGGTTTATTGATTATTAAATTATATCATCGTAACTTCTGATCATGAAAAAGGAGATTAACTAACATGGGTAAAGATACTCAAACGACACCTTCACCGGTGTCTGTGTTGGATTCACTACCTCCTCTACCCTCAAACATCACCATATTGGATTGGTTTGTTGATTCTGTCAACAATAAGAACCTTATCAATATCGGTGGTAAGAACTGGAAAACACACCTCTACGAATGTTTCGACCAGAAGACCAAGACATATAATGTCGAGATGGTCAGAGTCAAGGTTAAGACACTCGGACTCATGAACCAAAGACCACCTTCATCAGAAGGTATTGGGAATCGGAACATGGAGGACTATTCCGACATTATGAACGACACCAAGTCGAAAATAATGACAATCATCAACGAGAATAGTAACGAGAATGATGTTTTTATCGGTAAGTCTGGGAAGATGTACAAACCTCATGTTTTCTTCCGTGAGTACATCAAGACACCAGAAGGTAGAGTTGTCATGAAAACGACATACAAACCTAAATAACACATACCATTGAAGAGGGGATGTCATAGTAGATATCCCCTCTTTTAAACAGTTAATCCTAACACACACAGTAAACACCAACACAGGTAAGGAAATATGACAACAAAAATAAAATATTGTCCAAATAATAATGAATGTGATGGAAATTGTTTAGATGTCACCGAGATTATAAAAGACAATAAGGAAACACTTGACAATGTTTATGAATTCATTGTTTCTTGGTTTGAAGATGATGAAAACATCCAACC